AAAAGATCGAAGCGGGCGATTCTCGTCTGTTTAATATATTTCCTGCTGAGTACAACATTGTTGGAAGTTTGCTGCTCGGCAAATTTGTTTCGCATTTCATGGCTCTTTCAAAAACAAAGAGCCCTTTCTGTGTTGGTATGGACCCCTACTCACATCAGTGGGATGAGAAAATACGCGACTTACTGTCTGTGTCGGTGCTAGGCTTCGACGGAGATGGCGTTAAGTTTGATGCGACATTTATGCTTAGGCAATTGATCCGTGAGGCTGCTGAAGTGGTGGCTGATTGGATATTGTCTAAAGGAGCGCAAGAATTTTCTAGGAATCAAATTTTGAACTATTGTCTTAGCACTGGTATGGTCTATCATTTGTTGTCTGGCTATTGTTTCTATACATCTAGAGGAACATTGTCGGGGGAGTATAAAACTACACCATTTAACTCTCTCGTTATGTCGGCACATCTGTATCTAGGCTACTGCGATGCGGTTCCGGCACAGTTTGCTAATGTTGGGGAATTTCGTAGATTAGTGCGTTTTCTTGTTTTCGGCGACGATCATGTCGTTGTCGTGGCAAAAGAGATTCGCCAGTACTATGGTTTTCAACAGCAAAAGGCTTACCATGCTATGCTGCACCAAGCTTATACACCAGGCTCAAAAATTGATAATGAACAAAGGAACCATTGGTCTTTGTATTCGATGACTTTCCTCAAGAATAGCATCCGGTGGAATGGACGACGTTATGTCGCCTGTTTAGATGATGATGTGATTTGGGAGATGACCAATTGGATAACCGACTGCGACGACTATCAAGCAGCAACGGTTTCAAATGCACGAACTGCACAACGTTACTGGTACTTTTACGGTTCTGAGCACTTCAATAGGGCGAGAGCCTTGCTGAAAGTAGCACTGCCGGGAGCACCTTTATTCACATATGAGGAGCTAGAAGACATATATGAGCAGTACGGTAGCTGGGAGGAAGCGTACTCGCCATATGGAGATAAGATGACAAACCAGCAGCTCCTGACGGAGTAAAATAGTCCCTCCTGCCAGATGAGGATAAACTGGGCAATTTAGCCACAATGATCGAAGTCAATCAACAATATGACGAACGCCAGTTCGTACTTCAGTCGGCATTCATCGACGCGCTCAAGCCTCTTGCTGGGATCGTTGATGGAATAATTCCACACGAGATTCAATCCGATGCTCTCGGTTTTCTTGGTTCTCTGGATCGGCCAACGTTTCCGGATACAATCGATAAAACACGATTGCAATTTGCCCCGAATATCAACTCCATCAAGGGTGTTGATACCTCAATCCCATTTCGTTTAGACCCTAGTGCTATGACTTTAACAGACCGAGATCACTTTCGCCGAGCTGGTGAGAGTGATTTGCGGATGCTATTGACTCGCGCTACTGCTATCCAAGTGGC